TCAATTGGGAAGAACGGGCCAAAGTTACAGCTTCTTTGGCAGACATACGATCAGGAAAAAACTCCAAGTGGTCATAAAGTTTCAAATTGTGCATATCCAACTCACGACTAGCCACTATTTCAGAAAACTCGCCGGGATCTTCACGCTCAAACAAAACATCATAATACTTGGGAGGCTTAACCTTAACGCCGCGAATGACTACATAATCCCTTGGATAAACATCGGACTTAAATTTTTCAAGCCAACGAGCACCAATACCGGGTTTAAGAGACATACGGTTGAATTCAGGTGTACGGTCAATAATCTCGCCATCGTCTGTAATAACGCGGTAATGCGCCTCAGCAGCATCGCCAGTTACTTTTTGGACACAGTAACGAGCAATGTAAGCAGCAGATTCAAACGTGACATCGCCAACACTAGAAAGGCCATAAGGCCATAAGGACTCCAGCAACTTAGAAGTATAAATACGCTCACCGGAACCGGTCTTTTTGTAAAAGATCTTATCCGGAAAGTCATAGCCAAATAAACAGGCATGAAAATGGGGACGCATAGTCCCCTGTGTACCATACTCACCGCCAGCATAAAAACGGACACGAGATCCAACACGCTTACGCAGACGTTTCATAAATTTCTGGAAATCTTGATAACTCAAAGAACCACCGGGCGGGAGATTAGAGTCATCATAGGTAAGTGTAATGAAGGAGTTACGATCATATAGGGACGCTTCATGCAGGCAGCGCATAGCCCATTGCCTCGAACGTTCGAGGCGACAGCCAATGCATTGTCCACACGGTAATTCAAGGGTTCCCTCAACGCCAGCCTTATTACGACTTACAAACTTTACAGAGCCATCCGAGAGCCGGACAGCCGGCATTGGACGGAAACAGGGCATTACAAGCGCCAGCCGCCGCGCATAGGCATCGTTTTGAGGTTGGCCGCAGCAACGGTACGAGTATCACGGCCGAAGCGCTTAGCGCTGTGGCCTTTGTTGACATGGTGTCGAGAGACAGGTTTCATAGTTTCGCTCCAAAGTTTGACAAAGACACCCCCAGAAGGGAGGTGTCACCTAGACCAGTTACATCAAGTGGAAACTGGTCTAGGCGTGGTTTTACCACGTTAGGCAAGATCCTTCAAGTCCTTCGCGCGAGCCACAAGGCGGGGCTCAGAAACGACGATGACCCCGGTAGAGTCATCATAAGTGCCGAGCTCATAGAGCTCGAAATCGTCGGGATGCTTGTTCATTTCGTTAGCGGAATCAACACGGTTAACCTCATCACGGAAAGAACGAACGCCAACGGCGGCAGTAGGAAGAAACATAGGACGCCCAAAAGCTTGCGCTGCTGTGTCCTTGACTGACAGAATAACTTGCATCATTTTGCGTCTCCACGAAAAGAATTGATAAGAGCGTCGATATGGCGAAATTGTTCTTGGCGAATAGCCAAAATAGAACCATCGGTTTCAACATTGATAGCGCGTCGAAGCTGGGCCTGACGAAGCAGGAGGGCTTCACGAATGACACGGCGGTCATGATCGGACAGTTGCATAAAAACTCCAAAAACAGTGCAAAAGCGCACGAGAAGAAATATACACGAAAAAAAACAAAAAACCCGCCGAAGCGGGTAGGTGTTTTCACCAATAGACAGAAGCGTTAGCCTTCGGCAGAGCCTTCATCAGGAATACCTGATGAAGGTATAGGAGGTGCTGCGGGACGCACCAGACCAAGCTTGATAGCCTCATCGCGGTTAGATTCATCCTCGAAGAAAGCCATAAAACGGGCAGGATCGTTGGCAAACCTAGCCCGAACGTCAGCAGGGACTCGCATAAATTCCTCCTGTGCTTGACGCACCAAATTCATGGCAGTATGGAAATCAGTGGCGTCTGTAAAATCGCCGCTAACAGGCATACGGATGTTGTTAGGCAGCTCACCAGAAATGCCAAAACGCCTAACAATCGTATTGATATCAGCCTCCTCAGCAGCAGACTGAATAGCCAGAGATTCCTCGGGACACGAAAAACCAGTTTTGAGAGACAAATCATCATTGTCCATATTGAAGCCAGTGTTAAACATCATTTTCTCCTAAATTCACGCAAAAGATCGAGAACAATCTTGCCTTCCTTGGAATAGCGGCCAAGGTTGCCGAGATCCTCAGCAGCCTTAACATCCAACCCGAGAAGATCAGATTCAAGCATTGTTTTCAGTGCAAGCCATTTGAGTTGCTGAGTGGCCTGTTCAGTGTTGTGTGTGCGAGCGACAATATTGTCATATTCGACAGAAAGATTCTTGACCAAAGCATCAAGACGATTTCCTTCCTTAGGAATGTTCTTGATTTCCTCAGTAAGTTTCTTAGCTGAAGTTTCCAAATAATTGACGTTAGCACGAGCAGCATCCGTAGAAGCACCTGCGAGCCCCTCTTGGGCAGTTGTCAAAAAAGCCTGAGCCCTCTTGAGTTGTGTGTCGGCGTCAATGTTAGCAGTCTGGGCATTCTTATTGACAGTATCAGCTTTGACATTCGCCTCTTGAGCGGATGCAAGCTTAGCTTGGACATAAGAAGAACCGAGATCACCAAAAGAAGAAGCCGAAGCAGCAGAAGAAGTAGGGGCAGTGCCCCCACCTTGAGAATAAGCCAGCATAGGATTTAATCCAGCAGCCTGCATATCCTTAACAGTAGTTTGATAACGAGAAGCGAATTGTTGAGCAGAAAATTCCTGAGCCTGTTCCTGCCTGTCCATAGCAGCGTTATTGCCCATTATTCCGCCCAACAAATTGCCAATCGGAGCCAAAAAAGATGTAAGCGACATATTAGAAATGATCAATCATGCCGGGAACAGAGTAGAGAGGCATAGGCCGAACGGTCTTACAGTCAAAGAAGGAATCAAAAAGGAATTGTTGACCGTTGGCAGCCGCGCCTACAGCAAGTGTACGAGACACAGGCGGATTCTCTTGAATGAACGAATCATTCAAAGTAGGCAAAGTAGTAAAACGCTGGGCAAGGTGCCAGGCGTCAATTGTCCCAGCGCTAGTAGAGCGGAACAAACCAGTAATTTGACTAGGCTTGTAACGATACTCAGCCCAGCGCTCTTGATATCCGAAAACATTAAGATCAGAAGCGCCGCCAGTAGCATAAATTTCCTCATTAAGAATGGCTTGTTCGCCGAGCATAGCAAAAGCCGGGAAGTAAAAATCGTATCGAGTGGAACGATTCCACATGCGATGCAAACCCTGTTGGTAAGTCAAATCAGCACGGACAGAAACGAGACCAATAATCACGCCATGCTCTGTAAAAGACTGCGTAAAGCCATGACCCTTCGCAAGGGCAGTTCCGACAGCAGCCAGATTAGCAAGCGGCGTAGTGGTACCAGAAGCATTCGAGCCTGACGTCTGGGCAATAGGATTAATGATGATAGGAGTGGAACCACCACCAAGATACTCAGGACGCTGCAAACGAGCATCCGGAGAGATGACGCCAAAGTGAGCACGCACAATTTCAGTATACCGAGTACCGCCACGGGCGTCCCTTTCAAGCAATTTTTGGATTTGGAATGACTGACGCAACTGGTTAATCGTAGCAGCCGTTGCGCTCGAAAGATCAGCGAAAAGACCAGTATTTGCGGAACCGGGAGGGCCAAAATTGAGACCGGCACTGCCTGTGGTGGAAGTCGAGTTAACCAAATTTGAACCGGGAGTGCCGGCAGCAAATTGAAGGTTAGTCAAAGCACCGGTGCCGCCTCGAACTTGAACGATAGCACTGTTAGAAACAACAGGAGCAGAAGTACCAAGAGGCAAAGTGACAGAAGTTCCGCCTTTTTGGGGCCAAGGCAAAGCACTGGTGAAATAATCATGCCGTTTACCACGTTTTCGCAAAACATAGTTGGTGGCAGCATTGGCGTCAGGGCCATCACCCTTATCTACAACAACAGAAGTCTGCAAATTTTCGTCTCGGAACCATTCATTCCAAATAAGGTTATAAGCGCGAGGCCAAAAGGCACAGTGAGAAATGGTATTACCAGCAGTAACCTGGCCAACAGTAGGAAGGCCCATATAGTCCTGCAAGGAACCGACAGCATAACCACCAGCGGGTGAAACTTGTTGAGGAACAAGATATGAAATCGAATCGTTAGGATTCGTCTGTTCGCCCATAAATTTCTGCCAGTTGTTCCAAATTAAACGATTGGGAACAAAGAAGAAAAAACTATCCAAGTGCATATTATCCATAATTGGAAAAATAGGCGTAGACAGTCGAGCAAAAGCGGTCATTTTCAAATTAAAAGTATCTCCGGGGAGAACTTCATCGACATAAACCGGAATCAAATTGCCAGCATCAAAAGTAGTCTTATGCGTAAACTGACGATTAAATGCGGCACGAGGGATATCGGCCTGCGGGATCATCGCAAAGCGATGAGGATCTACACTCATATTTCGGTGCATCATCATTTTAGAGCTCTCTTTTCAATTGGGAAGAACGGGCCAAAGTTACAGCTTCTTTGGCAGACATACGATCAGGAAAAAACTCCAAGTGGTCATAAAGTTTCAAATTGTGCATATCCAACTCACGACTAGCCACTATTTC